GAGCATCTCTAACTGACCCTAATGCTGATCGTTTAATGTTTTGGGATGACTCAGCAGGAAGTGTTGATTGGTTAACTGTTGGAACTAATATAACTGTATCAGGAACAACTATAAATGCTGTAGTTGACCCTTGGACTTATGTTACTGTAGCGAACGATACTACATTATCAACTAGCCAAACACAACTAGGGACCGCTTCTATTACAGGAACTAATAAACTTATCTTTATTGAGTTTTGGATGATTGTGGATTTTCCAACTAATACTCATAAAGTTTCTTTTTCTATTACCCGATTATTAGGAGGTACTTTATCTAACACGGTATATTTACAAAAAGGTCCTAATGGAAATACTACCACTCTAGATTACTCAAACGGTCCTAGCATTAATCAGAATATAAATGAACCAGGTGGCTCTATTTGTTTAGTTACTAATCGAGTATATACAACAATGGATACCGATATTACAATTCAGTTTCAAGGTGTTGAAACTCTAGGAACGGATATTACAGTGAAAGCTGGCTCTTTTATTCGCTATAGAACAGTCTAATGAAAAAACATAATCTTAATAAATACTCCAAAAGTCATCATGGTGATTATATCATTATGTGTGATATTTGTGGTATGCCTTGCTGGGCATCTCAAGCCACACGTCTAGATACTTATACTGGGCGTGGTGGGTTAATGGTATGTCCCAGAGACAAAGATCCTATCGACTATGGATTAGTGCCTTATAAAGTACCACCTGAGAAGTCTCCCCCCGTAGTTCGTACTAATGACTACATGAACACAACGATTACAGACCAAAGCGCTCCACTGACTGATTACAATACTGATAATCCATTAAATACTACTCCGCAACTCACCTGGGAAAATCTAAATAACCAAACCTGGGGAGAGTGGAACTTGCCTTGGGGCTCTTAATAAATGACTGCTACATTTAATCTAAATAAGTCTGATATTATCACTCGCGCTATGCAGATGATTAATGCTATAGACTTTAATGCTACACCCACCGCAGAGGAGTCTGCCTACGCTTCAGACATGCTTAATTTAATGATTAAGAAGTGGGAAGCTAATGGGCTAAACCTATGGAAACGTAGAATAGGCTACCTCTTCCCAGCCTACAATACAGCTAGCTATTCTTTAGGATCTTCTGGATCTAACGCTACCTTATCTTATGTAGACACCACTATTAGTGCTGCAGAGGCTTCTGGACAAACAACACTATCCGTTACTTCCTCTTCAGGAATGTCTGCTAATGATTATGTTGGAATTGAGCTAGATGATGGTACTAGGCAATGGACTACTATATCTTCTGTTCCATCTTCTACTTCTATTATTGTTAATAGTGCCTTAACCGATGATGCTGCAGCAGGTAACACTGTTATAGCCTATACCACTAAGATTACCAGACCTTTAAGAATACTTAGAGGAACTATATTAGACTTGGAAAATAACGATGCAGAAGTTAACGTACAACTAATAGGACATGATGAATACTTTAATCTTCCTATTAAAAGCACACTTGGAAGGCCTAATAATTTCTATTATGATAAACTATTAAGTGGTACTACTCCTTATACTGGAACGTTATATTTATATCCAGTGCCTGATAATGTTAATCGCATTCTTACTTTTACTTTCCAAGAATCATTAGCAGATATGACCAACTCCACAGACTATGCAGAAATTCCTCAAGAGTGGGTTTATGCTTTAATTGTCAACCTTGCTTGTGAGTTAGCTTACTCTTACGGTAAATTCGAAGAGCTTCAAATGTTACAACCCAAAGCAGATGCAGAATTAGCTATTGTCCAATTATTTGACTCTGATGATGCAAACTTAACTATTTCTTTCAAGAGTAGATAATGAAATTAGATTTACTCGGGGGCTCTTATCAATCAAGATATGTAGCTTCTAACCCACAAAGAACTATTAACTGGTATCCAGTAATCTCTGGGGAAGCTGAAGGAAACAAGAATCAAATCTCGTTATTCCCCACCCCCGGCTTGTCCACCTATGTCACTCTTCCGGGTAGGTATGCTCGTGGGCTCTTTACTTTTAGATCCCATCTCTATACTAAATGCTTTGCTATAGTCGATAATATTTTATATGAGATTAAAGCAGATGGTGGGTATACTACTGTAGCTACTTTAAGTAATATTAAAATAGGCTCAGATAGGATTATGATGGAGTGTAATCTACAAAATGAGCTGTTTATAGGGGGCTATGATGCTTCCTATGTCTATGATTTAGACACCTCCACATTAACTCAGGTGACAGATGTTGATTTTCCTAACAATGTGGACTCTGTTACCTATCTCGATCAATACATGATTGTAGCAGCTAATGGAGCTGTTTACGAATCTTTAACAACGTCTGCATTAAACTGGGATGTTACTCAAACCTATAGTCCTACTTTTAAATCTGCTCCAGTTATTGCTGTGGGGGCTTTAAGAGAACAAATCTTTAACTTTACCACTGAGACTATCGAAGTCTTTATTAATGACGGTACTAGCCCCTATAGCCGCCTTCCACGTTCTACTATGCTTACGGGGATATTAGCCAAAGACTCTCTAGCTACTTGGTCTGATGGTTTTATTTTCTTAGGAAAGAATCGGAATGGGGAAGCTGCTGTTTTCTTCTTTGATGGTTGGAACCCCCCATCTATTATTTCAGACTCGTCGGTAACATGGCAACTTAATCAAGGAACAAACTTAGATACTGCCTTTGGCTACGTTCAAGAAACTAAAGATGGGCATTACTGGTATTATTTAACAGTCCCTTCTATAGATCATACTTTTGTTTATGATATATCGACTAAGCTTTGGCATTGGAGACAGTCTACAAAGCCCTTTATTAACTCTGATGGAACTACCGATCAAGGTTATTTTAGAGGAGTCTTCCATACTAACTTTAATGGTATGAATTTATTTTTAGATGCTTATTCAGGACAAGTTCTTAAAGAAGATTACACAGTTTTTACAGAAGCTTCTTCAATGATTAGACGAGAAAGAACTTCTCCGATTATTGCGCAAGATGATAAGTATTTATCTATAAAGAGTATGATTATAGACACTAACTCAGGGCAACAAGTAATTGCTTCTAACTCTGCAGCCCCAGTCCTACAAGTGTCTTGGTCTAATAACGGTGGCTACACCTTTGGAGAACCTAAAGAAGTTTCTCTAGGCTTACGAGGAACTTACCTCCATAGAACCAGACTAAACCAATTAGGCACAGCTAGACGTAAAGTTTTTAGGTTTGTCTTAACTGATCCTGTAGATGTTATGATACAGGCTGCTTATGTAGAAGGTTCTGGGAGTAAGTATTAATGACTACTTTACCTCCTATTAACGTGTCTATTGGAGCAGACTCTAAAGATGCTGTAGGTAATCCCATCTTTACCTTTAATCCTGTTTGGTATGCTGCATTTCAGGATATTAATGCCGCAGCGTCTGTCTCTTCTGGGGCTGCTGGTGGAGACTTATCAGGAACTTATCCAAACCCCACAGTAGCTAAAATTAATGGGGTTGCTTTAGGGGCTACTACCGCTACAGCAGGAAACATTTTAATTGCTGGTGGAGCTACGTGGGCCTCTACAGCCCTTTCTGGAGATGCTACTTTAGCTGCCTCTGGAGTAATGACTATAGCCGCTAACGCTGTTACTTTTGCAAAAATGCAAAATATTTCGACAGCAACTATTTTAGGACGAAATACTGCTGGAACTGGAGCTATAGAACAACTCTCTGCCGCTACTACTAAGAATATCTTAAGCTTAAATCTGGTTGAAAATACTGCTCTAAGTACTTGGGTAGGCTCAACAAATATTACTACCGTAGGAACGATCTCTACTGGGTCTTGGAATGCCACTACAATTCCTGTCAATAAAGGCGGGACGGGCTTGACAACTGCCACACAAGGTGATATACTATACGCTTCTGCGGCTGATACTTGGGCAAAACTAGCCAAAGATACTAACTCAACCAGATACTTAAGCAACACTGGTACTTCTAATAACCCCGCATGGGCTCAAGTAAACCTTGCTAATGGGGTTACAGGCAACCTTCCGGTAACAAATCTTAATGGTGGCACAGGAGCCTCTTCTTCAACTTATTGGAGAGGAGATGGAACTTGGGCTGCTGCAGGGTCTACTTCCCCTCTTACTACTAAAGGTGATCTATATACCTTTACTTCAGTAGATGCTAGGCTTGCTGTAGGCACCAACAATTATGTTTTAACTGCTGATAGTACCCAAACTACAGGTCTTAAATGGTCTTTAGTTGATCTAACTGCAAGTGTCACTGGAGACCTCCCCTTTGCTAACCTCACTCAAGGCTCAGCATTAAGTGTTTTAGGGGTCACAGGAAACGCTACTGCAGACGTAGCCTCTATCGCTGCAGCGTCAGACAATCAAGTGTTACGGCGTTCGGGAACATCCCTCGCCTTCGGGGCAGTTAATCTAGCTTCCTCTAATGCTGTTACTGGTAATCTCCCTGTAACAAACTTAAATAGCGGTACCTCTGCTAGTGCTTCTACTTTCTGGCGTGGTGATGGAACTTGGGCAACTCCTGTAGGCTTTGCTTCTCCTTTAACTACTAAAGGGGATATTTTAGTTTATAGCACTACAAATGATAGACTTCCTGTCGGAACTGATGGTTATGTCTTAAGTGCTGATAGTACACAAGCTACAGGTCTTAAATGGATTGCTGCTACTGGTACTGGAACAGTCACCTCAGTAGGTTTATCTTTACCAGCAGAATTTACAGTTTCTGGTTCTCCTGTAACAACTTCTGGAACTCTTACAGGAACTTGGGCTAATGCAACTGCTAACTACATCTTTGCAGGCCCTACTACCGGGGCTCCTGCAACTCCAGCCTTTAGAGCTATGGTGGCTGCTGATCTCCCAACTGTAACAGTGGCTAAAGGGGGAACTAATATAACCTCCTACACTCAAGGAGATTTATTATACGCCTCTGGTGCAGGAACTTTAGCTCAATTAGCCAAAGACACTAACGCCACTCGCTATCTCTCTAACACAGGGACTTCTAATAACCCTGCATGGGCTCAAATAGATCTCTCTAATGGGGTCACTGGAGACCTTCCCTTTGCTAACCTTACGCAAGGCTCAGCATTAAGTGTTTTAGGGGTTACAGGAAACGCTACTGCAGATGTAGCCTCTATCGCTGCAGCTTCAGACAATCAAGTTTTAAGACGTTCAGGTACAAGTGTAGCTTTTGGGGCTATTAACTTAGCAAGTGCAAGTGCTGTTTCTGGACAACTATCTCCGAGTAATGCTGTAGCAGCTTCTTGGATTTCCTATGCGTATTCCTTTGCTGGAGGCTTATAACCTTGGCCGTCACAAGTACCCCCGTATTTCCGCAAGCAGTAAACCACACAGTCGTTACAATTGTTAACGCAGATAGTACTAACAAGAAAACTATTTATACTCCCGGAGCTAATGGCTCTATCATTGAGGCTTTGTTAGTTACTAATACTGATACTGGTGCGTATACTTTAAATATTTATGCTACTATTTCAGCAACAGATTATTTAATAGGCACCGTGAATATTCCTGCAAGTGCTGGTAATGCTACAGGGACTCCCTCAGTAAATCTTTTATCTGCCACAAGTAATTTTGGGAGTGTCTTACCTAAAGATGCTTTTGGAAACCCTACGTTACAAGTGCCTTCAGGAACAACCTTAAAAGCTGCTGTAACTGTTGCGGTGACGGCTGCTAAAACTGTGACAATCTTGGGTGTGGGTAGTGATCTATAATGGCCTTTGGACAACTTTCTCCAAAACAACCGAGAGCTTTTCAGCCTAATATAAGTCTATCTAGTCAATGGACAGGTCAAGCAGTTCTTAGAAGGCCCGGAGGAAGATTAACTCTGACTAGTGGGACTCCAGTCACAACTTCGGACGTTACAGGAGCCTCTGCAGCAACAGTTTATTATACACCTTATATAAATAACCTAGTCCCTCTTTATGATGGTGTCCAATGGAGAGATGTGGTCTTTACAGAAAAGTCTATCTCTCTTCCAGCCACTACAGCAACTATGTATGATGTTTGGGGGTATTATGATGCTCCTAATAACGCCTTAGCTTTAGAGTTATTGAGCTGGTCTTCTGGGACGGCTAGAGCCACTAACTTAGGAACTCAAGATGGAACCTACGTTAAGTCAACTGACTCAACCAGACTTTATTTAGGAAGTGTTTATACAGGAGCCTCTTCAGGACAATCTGAAGATAGTGTATTAAAGCGCTATTTATGGAATATGTATAACAGGGTAGCTAGGCCGCTAGTTGCAGTTGATGGGACAAATACCTGGAGCTACAGTACAGCTACAATCAGACAAGCCAATAACAATACAGCTAATAAAGTTGATGTTATTATAGGGTTACAAGAAGATTTAATTCATATAGAAGTATATGGAAAATGTTTACATAGTACCACCACTGCTAAGGCATCTAACGTTTATGTAGGGTTAGATAGCACTACTGCAGGAACAAATGATTTAGTCTATCAAGATGGCTGTACCAGCTCCCAAAATGCACGCCCACAAGCTGTTTATAATAGAACCTGTGCAATAGGTAAACATTATTTTGCTTGGTTAGAAAAAGCCTCTGGGACGGCTACACACACATGGTATGGAGATAATGGTAGTACTGACCAACAGTGTGGTCTCTTTGGATGGATAATGGCGTAATAATATGGCACTACAAGATTACTTCGATCAAAAGCTCAGAGAAATTGCTCCTATAGATGGGGTTAGCTTTGTTAATCCTAAAGACCCTAAAACTTGGAGAGTAGATTTTAAACCTGAAGCCACAGAAGAACAAAAAGCTGCAGTTAATCTAATCCTTCAGACTGTCCCAGTAGAATACTACATAGAACAAACACAATACGTAGAACAACGCAGAGTTGAATATCCTGCAATAGAACAGCAACTCGATACTTTATATCATCATGGTTTAGACGCTTGGAGAGCCTCCATTAAGGCTATTAAAGATAAATACCCCAAGCCAGCCAATGCAGATGTTCCTCTCCATGAGCTTCTACCAGAAATTCCAGAAGGTTTTCCTTATCCTACAATAGGACAAGTTGGAGCCTCTCAAGATCCATTTAGTTCAGACGATCAACCACAAAACTCTTAAAGAGAATTATTAAATTATGTTTCCAGAATTGTTAGGCGGTATTATGGGCGCAGGCTTAGGCAGCTTCCTTGGAGGGAAGGGATCTAAGCAGCCTGATATTGGAGAGCAAATCACTGAATTAGTCAATCGCATGAACGATAACCTCAATCAGTACTTAGAAAAAGCTATGGGCTATACTACTAAGCAAACTGATAAGGCTATTGCTCAACAAGGCATCTCTAAAAAGGCTGCTAATGACTATCTAATCCAATACCTCCAAAAAGCTCAACAGCAAGCTCAACAAAATGCTTGGATGGGACAACAACAACAAAGAGCTTTCTTGTCTCCTATGATGATGGCTGGGAACAGTGCTTTAGATTCCTACATGGATTCTTTAGGCTTATCTCGTCCTACTGTAGGATATGGAGCTATTCAAAACTCTTTATTAGCTAACGCAGACCAAAATTATCTTAAGCAAATGCTAGGCCCTGCTCCCCAAGTAGGAAATGCTGTAGATGATCCCGGGAAGTCTCCCTCCCCGTTAACTATGACAATGAATGAAAAAATTAAGGCTATTAATGCAGCCCCCGGTGGATTTTTAGGCTGGGCTAGTCAACAGTTTGGTAGCGGAGTAGCTGGAGATATGGCTGGAGGTCTTAGAGGAAGTCCTAAAAATGGGGACTTCTATAACTTAGTTAATCAATGGGCAGATAATAATATTATAAAACCGAAGAACCAAGCAGCAATGGATCAATATAATCAACAGAAAGCGGCCTATGAACAATACCAACAACAATTAGCGGCCTCTAATGCTTACAATCAACAACTAAGTTCTATTTATAGCCAAGGACCTAATGCACAACAGCAAGGAATCCTCGCAGCTCTTCAAAATGGGATGATCCGCTAATGCCAATGTTTAATCTTCAACAACCAGCTCCAGTCCCCGGAAGTCAACCACAACCTAATCCAGAAGTCCCCGGTATGTTAAATCCTATAGGAGGGGTGGCTCATTCTCCAGACGGTTCTGTTAGAATAGGTAATGGGATTTATACTCCAGACGGGCAATTATGGGCTAGTGGGGTTGGCGGAACCACTCGTTTAGCTAATGGATTATATTTTAATGAGAATGGAAATGTTAATCCTTTCACTGGGCAAGCTCAAATGCCACAACAACAAATCTCTGCAACAACTCCCCAGCAGCCTCAGCAGTTCAATCCTTTAGATTCTAGCCATATAGGTAACTACATGAGTGCCTATAATCAAGCTATGAATCCTACTAGTTCTGCAAGTGCTCCTCAGCAATCCCCTGCAGGTAATCCTAACTCTTTGATGACTCCGGGAGGAGCTCAGCCGGGAACGAATTCCTTTGCAAACACCCCAGCTTATAACATAGGCTACGGACAACTAGGACAACAAACCCTAGCTAATAATCCTGCAATAAACATTCTGCAGAATACAGTGAGTGGTAGTCCTAACCCGCAGTCTCTTCCTCCTGCAGGGAATTTTCAATCTAATTATCTTCCTAATCCTCCGGGAGCTCCCCCAAGCCTAAACTTTCATGATCCTTACTTAGCACAAACTCCGGGATTAGGAGCTCAATATAATAACTTATTAGGACAAGGAGCAGGAGCTAATTGGAACAATAATCCTTTAAGTTCTCTCTTTCAAAATAAAAATCAATCTGAGGATGCTTTCTTTAATTCTGATCCGTATAAGCTTCAGTATGGAGATAATAACTCTGCTGATCCTTATGACAGATTTAAGAATGATAAAGGGGTTCAGGCAGCTATTCAAGCAGCTCTTCCAATGTTGGCTAATAGCTACTCTGTGAAAGGCTTAGGAGCTAGTGGGCCTGCAGCTAAAGGGATGGCTGATTATATGTATGGTAAGTATAACGATTATATGAACCAACAGCAAAACCTCTATCAAAATGAATACCAAAAGAATGCAGCTAATAATCAACAAAACTTAGGAACTTATTTAAACCAACAAGGAGCTTTAAATTCCCTCTTTGGTAGTAATTTTAATCAACAACTACAAAGAGCAGACTTTAATTCTAACTTAGATTTAGCTAAAGCAGGAATGGATCTTCAAAGATATGGCCTAATGGCAGACACTGGTTTAAATTATGGGAACGCTGCTTTTAATCAAGACTTAGCTAAGAACCAATTAAATCTTCAAAGATACGGCTTAATGGCTGATACAGGCTTGAACTATGCTAACACAGCATTTAATCAAAACCTCGCTAGAGCTAATATGTATCAACAAGAAAGAAATAACTTGTTAGGACTCTTTAGTAATTATCAAAACCAATTAGCAGGCTTAGCCGGACAAGGAGGCAACGCTGCAGGTCAACTCGGACAAGGAGCATTCTCTTCAGGACAAAACTTAGGCTCTCTGTTAGCAGGTCTCTACGGACAAACTGGTGGGGCTTTAGGAGGCAACGAAATGGGAGCAGGAAACAACATTATGGAGCTCTTAGCTAATCTTGGGTACTTTGGAGGGAACGCCTATCTCAATACCGGAGCAGCCATGTCTAATAATATGCTTCAAGGCTCTTTGTTAGGAGCTCAATTGGCTAATGCTCAGAATGGCTCTAATGCAGGAACTCTGAATAGTTTGTTAGGGGGAATCGGAGCTATGAATGGAGTTAATCAAATTTATAGAGGTGGATTCTAATGAGTCTGAATCTTAATAATCTTTTTGGTGGGGTGGGTCTAGCTCAACTTGCAGGGAACTCTGTAGGGAGGCTAGGGCTTGAGGCTACTCCTATAGATGTTGGAGCCCCTATGCGGGGACAAGCTAAAGGAATCCTTGCAGCTTTAGAACTTCAACAAAAAAGAGAAGAGTTAGCTAATGAACAACTAGTTCAACATTTAAAGAATCAAGGCAACTTAGATAATACTCAGCTTAAGGGATTCTTAGATACTCAAAAAGAAATTATTAGCCAAACCTACCAAGACAAGAGAGCTCAAGTCACTGCAGCAATCCAACAACAACAAGCAGATCAACTAGGACAACACTATAAAAACCAAGACCAGATGGCTTTACAGAATTTTGGATTAGACCAAGCCTATAAGTCTGCAGATATTGGTATACGTCAACAAACAGCAGACCAATCAGGACAATATCAAAAAGGTTTGTTAGAAGAGTCTAAAGCTAAGCGAGAACAAGAAGCTCAATTTAAAGCTTTTGACTATATGGTTACTCAAAAGAAAGAGAATAACTTAAAGGTAGGCTCTTTAGCAACTATGTTAGCTCAAGCTCAACAGATCCCAGATGATGCTCAAAGAGTACAGACTACTAATGCATTACTTAAGTTCATGAAGGAAAATGGTGCTAGTGACAAAGACCTAGAAATGTTAGGCAGTAATGATCCACAAAGCATTCAAATGTATGCCGCCATGTTAGCTAATACTGCCCAAGCTTCTCTAACAGCACAAAGTAAAGCAAAAGCTCAAGGAATGACGTTTAAGATGGTTGATGGTAAAGCTATGTTAGTGCCTGATGCTGGTCAAGCTACTTCCGAGTTTGATAAACAATTAGGTAAATCTCAAGCACAGGCTGTAGTAGATGCAGATAAACAACTAGTCACTTTAAAAGATGCTAATAGAGATCTTCAAGATACTTATAATGAACTAATGAGAACACCAGAAGACCTTCTTGGTCCTGTAGATGGTATATTATCTCACTATACGAGTAAGCAAGCACAGATACTAGAAGGTAAGCTAAACAATGTAACACTAGCCTTAAAGAATCAGTTAAACCTCGGTTCACAAGGGTTTACGGATAGTGATAGAAAGTTCTTAACTGAAGTCTCTGGTAGCTTGAAAAACTATAAAGGATCTACTAAAGAGCTATTATCTTACTTAATTAATGCTAACCGTAATGCACAAGCTTCTCAATGGTTATTACAAGATAAATATATGAAGCAAAGTGCTAACTATGATAACTGGAAACAAAATAATCCAGCTCCTATGGTACAAATACAACGCAAAGATGATAAAGGCAAACCTATAGGGCAACCAGAAAGCTACCCTATTGACGAATGGTTACAGCATGAATCCGAAGCTAGAAAAGCAGGCTGGGAGCAGATTTAATGTCTTTTGATCCCCACAAGTATTCAAACAATAATAAGGTAGCTAAGTTTGATCCGTTTAAGTATACACAAAACAATCAAGCACCAACACAACAAGCACAACCACAACCAGCTCCTGAAGCTCCTAGTTGGGCTGCTGATATAGATGCTGCCTATGCCGACCCTAATGCTACAGCTAAAAAGATTGGAGAGTATGGTAGGGCTGTATTAACTGGTGTGTCTGATACTATGTCAAATGTATTAGATAATTCTGCTAAAGGCGGTACTTACCTGTTAGAGAAGATAGGCGCTATTAGCCCGAAGACTAAAGATCAAGTTAATAAGTCTCTGGACAACTTCTTTAAGTATGGTAAAAAAGAAGCTCTCTATCCAGGAGATCCCTTTGCTCAAGCTGCTGAGGCTCATCCTTATGTTACAGGAGCTGCTCAGATAGTCTCTGCTTTACCTATCTATGGAGCTACTACTGCTCCAGCGAGTCTCTTAGGCGGTAGTAAACTAGCTGCTGGTGCTCTCAATACAGGTATTACTGCAGCTCAAGCAGCAGGCTCTGCGTCAGACTTACCTCAAGAAGCCCAAGATAGTGCTGCTAAGTGGGGTGCTGGGATATACGCTGCTTTAGGAGCTGGAGGAGCTATGCTTAGTAATGCTGCTGCAAAGCCTTTAGCTAAACAAGAACTCACCCAAATAGCGGCTCCTTATGCTGATAAGTCTATATTAAGACAAGCTAGTCAGCTCTTAGAAGGTAAAGTTAAACAAGTGATGGCAGAAAATAATGCTTTGTTTCAGCCTTTAAGAGAAATGCCTGGAAGTATACAAAAATACAATGCTAAAGAATTAATTAATGGCATGTTAACAAGTGGGGACGATGTTCTCTCTGGTGTACAAAAAAGGCACCTTCAAGATGTTGCTAAAGCATTAGACAGTACAGACGATATGGCTAAAGCACTAGACTTACGAAATGTCATTAAAGATGGTACCTCTTTGTTTAAAAATGGCGTAGCCTCTCCAGCCTATGTGAAGCAATATAAAGCTCTGCTTGGAGACTTAGAAAACCAAATAAACTCTGTAGCTGCCTCTAATGGGCTTAAGACTGACTTAAAGACAGCTTTAGATCATTATGCAAATCAAGTAGTCCCTCTAAAGAAAGCTAAGGCTCTAGAGCTCTTAGATTTATCAAAAAGAGCTGCTAAAGATCCTATGTGGGAAAAGGCCTATACTAAGCAGATGAACTCTTTCTTCAAAGGCTTTGGTGTAGATGCAGATAGAACTAAAGCTATTCTCCCTATGCTTGGTGGTAAAGGTCAGGATTTAGCTCAACAAGTAGCAATACAGAAATTCTTTGGTAACCTTCTAGACTCTCCAGATGCTCTTAAACCTAACCAACTTTTAGGTAAGATAAATACTTGGGATAGTAAGTTTAAGAATGTCTTGTCCCCAGAAAATAGAAAAGTCTTTGATGGTGCTAAGAAGTTATTAAACTCTGTAGGTGCTGTTGCAGGCAAACCTGAAGGTAGTACTATAGTACGCTCTGCAGAACGCCTAGCAGGAACAGGAACTGTAGGTAGTTCTTTAGGATACTTAGCTGGCGGTCCTGTAGGAGCTGCTGTTGGTTTAGGTGTAGGTATTGCTGGCCCTATAGCTGCTAACAAGGCTATTAAGGCAATGCTCAATAGCTCTGTTGGTATCCACATCCTTAAAGGGATTGCTGAAGGGAGGCCTTGGCTAAATGCTACGAAGAAGGCTATTGCTACTATGACCCCAGAAGACTTAATCAGATTACAATATCCGGAAGACCAAGATGAGTAAAAAACAATCAGGTATGGATCATTTAACCTTTTATGGTAATCACTTCTTAGCTTCTCCTCAAGCTCAAGAGATTATGGATCAGTTGTTTGATAAAGAAGATCCTTTCAGGAAACAACTAGAAAAACAAATAAACGTACATAAACAGGTAATGAAGCAACTAGAAGAAGGAATGAAGAATGTTGCTCTCGGTACAAATGAAGGAGACCAAATCTTACCTGGCTACATGAGAATACCCCAAAATGTTAACCCGCCTCCTCAAAACGCTCACCCAGTATTCCCTTATCTGCCTGAGCCTAATGCTCCCCTTAAGCCAATCACTAAAGGCTAATTATGCGGAGAATAACGGATTAAACACCGCATATCATGCATGGAATAAAGCTTACCGAGAGGGGACTACCAAGAAGACTATCTTTGTCTATATAGACTTCACCCAACCAAGTACTGAAAAGAGGTTCTTTGTATATGATGGAATTACTCATCAGCTCTTGTATAGCACTTGGGTGTCTCATGGTATTGGATCTGGTAGGGGGACTATCCCAACGACGTTCAGTAATACCAGTGGTAGCAAAGCAACAAGCTTGGGTGTTCAGATTACGGGGGAATACTACAGAGGGAAGCACGGAATAGTGCTAAGAATGAAGGGACTAGAAAGATGGAATAGTAATGTCTACAGCCGCTATATAGAGATACATGGGGCTAATTATATAGGTAATGGTCTGACAGGGACTAGCTGGGGCTGTTATGCTGTTCCCGAACAAGATATCAATAGAATACTTAAGTTAGTAGGTCCTGGAGTAATCCTAGTGGCTTATTATCCAGACTCAGATTGGCTACAACACTCAGAATACATTAAAGGTTAATTATGGCAAAACCAATGCTAGCTTACAATCCCTATATGCAGTTCTTTGATACTGATGGGGAAGTCTTGAATGGAGGCAGTGTTTATATTTATTCTCCAGGGACTACTACGCTATTAGACACTTATCCCACCTCTGCGGACGCTCTTGCAGGCACTAATGCTAATCCTAACCCTATAACCCTAGACTCCGCTGGACGTCCTTCTAGTGGGGGGAATCCTATAGACATCTATGTAACTCAATCCTACAAGATGGTAGTTAAGAATGCTTCTGGGGCAACTATTAGAACAATAGATAATATCGTTACTTTAGGACAATTAATAAGCACCTCCGCTAAGTCTTCAACCTATACAGTGACTTTAGCAGACCGAGATAAATTAATAGTGGTGGATACTACAGGAGGGGCTGTTACAATTAACCTCCCACAAGCGTCTACTGCAGGAGATGGATTCTTAATCAGGATTAAAAAGATGGATTCTTCAGGAAATGCAATAACTGTAGATGGTTATGCGTCAGAAACTATTGATGGGAGTACCACCGCTTCTATCTCTTCTAGTTATCAATATGGAGAGTTTATTTGCGATGGTACTAGATGGATTAAGTGTTATTAATCTTTCTTTAAATATTTCTTATAAATATTAATTAGCTTCACTGCATAGCTAAAGTCGGTAGCGTAGCCAGCTTTAACTAACGCTCTAGCAGCCTCTTCAAAAGTAGGGGCTGTTAACACAGGATGGTAACGATTAGGATTATCTTTAGTTCCATTATTTAAAAGTCTATCCCGAGCTGCTATAGACTCTTCAATGTCTTTATACCAAGCAAACCCTTGACGTACAGACACAATTCCGCTTTTCTCTTGCTCTTTAGTTAGCAATACTGCTGACCCCTTAGAGCCCTTCCCCTTAATCCCAAACAAATTATTATACTTCATAGAGAGTAGGCTAGGCCGTGCTCCTAATAAATTACTTTCTAAGATGGCTTGAGCAACCAGTAAGTCTGCTTGAATCCGACTATCTGGATAGTACTCAGCAGCTTTCTGTTTGAGTAACTTAATGTTAAGTTGATTGTCTGAATTAAGGGTAGACATAAAAGTTAATATTCCTATAAGACTAATCAGCACCGTAGATAAATAAAACCGAATCTTGATACTTTGAGAACCAATAATTAAAAGGGTGGGCATTCTGAGTTTGAGCTTGTTCATAACTAACCCCATATTTATTAGCAAGTTGAATTACTAAATAACTTTGCGGGCCTGCTCCTTCAGAAGCACACTGGTCATTAATAGAATAAAGCATATTTCCAGTAGTCAACACCGCCACAGCATTCCCGTTCCCCTCTATTATAGGCCCTCCTGAGTTCCCATGACAAGTAGTTCCGTGGAAATAGGCATCCGTGTCAAATACCCCTCCCCAATTAACCGTTCCCTGAGCAATCTTTAAGTTAGATCCTAGTCTTTGTGGGTCTGGGTAGCCTAAAAGAGCTGCATAGGCTGACGGGACTCTATCTGCATAGACTGGCAAAGGAATAGCATTCTTTATAGGAGCTCTTAGAATAGCTATATCATTAGACTTATCTCTAGCGACTACCTGCGCATAATACCATTGTCCTTTATAGCGGACTTGCCAGATCTTGCCATCTCCTATAACGTGATCTGCAGTAACTAGGTAGCCGTCTGAGTTTAACACCCAAGCAGTCCCGCTCCACATATTCCCAGAAACTTTAATCTGCAGGCCAACTACTAACACCAGCATTAAAAGGCAACTTAAGATTATTATTAATCGAGCTCTAATCATTATTCAATAGCTCCCCTGTTCTTCATGTCTTCTGGGGTTAAATAAACATCATAGCCGTGGCCAATCTTAGCTTTTTCTTCTACAGTCAAGAAAGGAGTGTCTCTAAGAAGCTTAACACCTACGCCCACATCATGCTTAAAAAACTCTTCACAATGTAATTGATTCGGAGTTCCTCTATCTACTCCTGTAGCCTTAGAGCAGTCCATATTTAATACAGAACTGAAGTGGAACATTAGGAATGTATAAGGAGACATTTCTAGCTTATTCCCCGAGAGTGCTAAGTAGGCATAAGCTGAATAAACAGGCCCCTCTACAGACATAATCACAGGAGCTTTAGAGTTCTTTACTTGGTTAATCAAAGTAAACATCTCATCCTCACGCCCACCAAACCCGCTTAAATGAAACACTACAGTGTCTCCGGGACCAGCATCCCGCAAGGCTTTAGCAACATCTTTATAAACATTAGGACTAAATACTTCAGTCTCTAAAGTAATATCGTAGCGTTTAACTAAGAAAGGAAACTTTAAGGAGAAATGCTCGGAGGTGACTACTCGGTATTTGTCTAACACAGGCAGCTCTATATGGTGATAGATGTTAATTCCGGGGATACTCAAAGCTAGAAAGAACAAACCAACAAGCATAGCAACTAAATAAGGATGGGACTTAAAATGTTTAATCATGTAATAATTCTCTCTTAAGGAATGAAATTAATAGGCGGGCATTGGTGGATAATAATAGGTTTAGCTTTTTCTTTCTTAATAATGATCTTTGGGGGGCTTGGTTTTTCTATTATAATCACTTTTGGAGCCGGTTTTGGAACAACTACAGGAGGTTGTTTATGATGATCATGGTAATAGAGATACCCCGCAATAAACAAACCTCCGGGAACTACCAAAGCAATTAAAGCATATAATAACATTCTCATTTATTTAAGTATCTCCGAATTAAGTATTTTATAATATCATATAACCCATTAGCAATAAGAAAAACAATTATAAAGGTTATTGGATCCATCAATCACCATTCTTGCAAAACTTATTAGCTTTTGTTTTCATGTTTTCGTGATGGTCATTAATATCTATACAATTAAACCCGAAATGGTCTGGAGCTTTGGTTTGATGTTTGAGTACTGGTTTAGGGTCTGCGGAATGCACTAATCCTCTTTGTTTTCTTGTATAGGACATCAAAGCTCTACAGGCTATATGTAGTTCATGCGGGTAGCCAGACTCATCCAGCTCTTCTCCGACAAACATCTTAGCTAAGTGTCTTGAAAGGCTTGCGTGATTATCTTTCTTAGACATTGTAGCCCCATCAGGCTGTAACCAACTATCCCCATGTTTCTCCCTCCCGACAATAACAATTTTAAACACATCTAAGAACTCTGGAAATTGTTCTGCTAGTTCTTTTATCTCTCTTTGGATCTTCAGGGCATCTAATACTTCTTTAGTCATAGTTAGTCCCACCACCTTTCAGATTGTCTAAATAGTTTAAGGAATCTTTCCCAATCTTCTTGTCTAGCTCTATCTTGTTTCTTGTAAATTCTAAGTCTTTCTTCTCTATTATCCTTATGAGTACCTAAAGGAAGCCCTAAGTGTAGATCGTTAATATAGCTTCTAATTGCAGGAATAATTTCTTCTTCATAATAATCATCTGCATTAATACGCTCTAAAGTTCTCCTAGCAATTTGAATTTGCTTAGCTTTCTTCTCTGCATGTAACGCCATAGCGTACTTGCTGTGGTGCCCTTTCTCCATTTCCTTCATAGCTACAATCATTAAATCATATAAATAACTCTGATCCCACCAACGGAACTTCCAGACGACTTTAAAGAAGATCTTTAAGTTCTTTAAGCCTATTAGGAAGTTTAACGCCATAATCTCACCGAGTAATCACTGTTATCCAACCATCTTCATTAGGCACCAATCCTAATTGTCTTAACTTTGCAGGATTAGGAGGTACTGTAATGTCTATCTTACCATCAACAATATTAAAAAGCCAGACTTTTCTAGCTCCTTTGCAGATGTAAACTTTAGTATCTCCAAAGTCATTTAGCTCTGTTTTAAACTTAAAGGGCTGTTTAGCCGTCATTAGTTTTGCTCCCAACGATCACCACAAGTTAAGCACTCGTAGCTACCATCATATTTCTCTTTGACGTTATATTTAGCTTGCTTGTTAGCCTCGCATAGTCTACACTTAGCAGTAACTTGTCTAAGGATTTTATCTAAAGCTGGAGGAATCTGCATGTAGTAAGGGAGCTCTCTCCAGAAGATACTACGAAGATCGCTAACATCTTTACAGCCATACTTAATCATTTTCTTAAGCTTCTTATCATCCCCTTTCCCTATATCAATCCAATCCTGTAGTTCCATATCATGCTTACCACCAAAGCCATACTCTTTGCTTCTATGGTCTAGTCTATGGCTAATCTCTCTAAAGGAACTTCTAGAGCTAGTTAAGGTGTCAATCTTAATAAGGTTGTTTAAGTCTATAGGCTCTAGCTCATGATCTTTAATACGCTTATTAAGCACTCGTAAGTCAAACTCTTTATGGTTCTGTCCAATAAGAATTAAGTCTCTATTGCTTTCCACCACCTTAGAGAACTTCTTAAGCATACTCTTATCATCATGGTCTTTATCCCAAGTCAAATAAGACACCTTAGAATCCCGCTCAAACTGATATTGTATGGTGATTAGCTTAGAGGTGCTTTTAACTTGTTTCGGGTCTATAAAGACTTTACGGCCTATATAGAACGTGTAAACCTCCATGAGGCTAGTTTCAGTGTCTATAAAGAGAAGATCAATTAAGCCACGATCTAAAGCTAACTTCAAAGCTCTAACTCGGTCTTTGGGGTGTAATTTACGAACAGTCATTCTTTAATTCCTTTAGTTGCTTTAGGAGCTTTTCGTTTCTTCTTGGTATACCGCTTAGCCATTTTCTTCATGTGACGTTCACAACGAGTACATAAAGTAAACCCAAAGAACTTATCTAAGGTATTCATCAAAGCAATAGCCCCCCAGATAAGTAGAACTATTAAAGCTAGACTAATCATTACTAACATCTCCAGACTCATCTAAAAATAACCCTTCTATGTATTCTTCGTTAATCATCTGCGGCACTAATCTAAAAACCTTCCAGCCCAACTTCACAGCCTCGTTATACTTCTCGCAGTCCTTAGCAAATCCTATAGGGTTTACATGCCTACCCCCTCTCCAAGTACCGCCCTCAATCTCAAAAGCAATCTTTAAATCTATTATCGCTATATCAAATCTCCAGCGCCTCTTAGAGTGAAACTTATGTTCTAACTCTAAAGAATAACCATTAAAGAATGGCTGTAGTAGATCTACTAATTGTGGCGTATAATCCATTATTAAAGCTTACTCTCTGGATGGTTGTCATTAAAGCTTTCTAAGTAACCTTGGTAATCCCTGCTACGTTCTGAAAGCTCGGTAAAGATTAAATGACTAAGCTCTTCTAAAATGATTGTAGAAAGCTCTTCAATCCTACCAACACTCCCCTTATGAATGATTACAGTATCTTCTGCAATACTAGGATTATTTCGAGTCTGCATTGTCTTTAGCCTCTATAATAGGTAGTTTATAACAATCATCAGGGTATCGTCTCAAGTGTAACAGATTACCCACCCAAAGTAAATACTCTTCTGGATTATCTTTTTCTTTTAACTCTTTAGTAGTCTTTAACGCTAACTCGTACATTTCCGACTCGCAAGAACACGACATTAAAGCCTCTTCATAGTTCTTTTGTCTCCAGCCCTTCTTAACTCTAGGAATATTATCAGCAGTGTCCCCACAGAGGAGCTGTAAATAAAAGGCCTTTAGAGCTTCTAAAGGCTTCACATAATAGAGGACTTCCTTGTTATAATTATAATGCCATCCTGGAATCTGATCTAAGTCCTTATCAACCCCACACAAAATACTAGGCCAACTCGCGTCTATAATAGTTTCTAAAATGTTATCACTTTGATCAAGCCCAAAAGAACCTTGATAACACTCATACTGAAACATACAAACAGCATCGTCAGCCTCAATAGTCTCTACCACTTCAGCATCCCATTGTCTTATTAAGTATTCCCTGACCTCTTTGTAGTAGACTGGTCGTTCTTTCCCTAAGCGGTTGGCTTTATAGTCTGGATAAGCAATAGCCCTAAACGATCCTTTATCTGCTGAAGCTGTGAGGAAAGCTCTGTAGTCATTACAGGCTGTATTCTTCAAGATCTGAAGCATTTTGTTCTTAGCATTAGAGAAAGCATTCTCCACAGGCTCTAAGATCAATTCTCCAGTCTCTGCATCCTTCTTCTGAGCAGCCCCAGCAGAAGCGTAGACTATTGTATCAGCATCTATAATAGCGATTCCCATTTTATTTATTTTTCCTCTTTTCTACTATTACTCCAGGATTATCAAATCTAACATTTAAATAATCAGCTAAAGCATTAACTCTCTGATCTAACCTCACAATGCACTTATCCATTCTCTCAGTGAGGTACTTAAGTTCCTTCTGAAGCTCTTCAGAGTTTTTATTTAATTGACAAATTAAGATTCCATAAAGAATAGTTTGAGTTAACAAAGCAATTCCCAATCCTAGAATTAAGCATATCATTCTAATACTTCCTGTGAAGGTGGTGTGTATTCTATTAAGTTTTCTAACTGAATAGCGCTCATCCCTAAACAGAACTTCCCGCCCCGCATAGCCTTATTCTTATAAAGCGTTACAGTGATAATCCCTGTAGAGCCATTCCCGATTAAAGGGATCTCTGTTAGTTTATTCCCTTCAGAGTCCGTTACTAGAGGCTGAAACGTGCTGCGAATCACCACATAGTTCCCTTTAATATCCCCTTTGTTTTGTCCTGTAGCATCCTTAACTTCTACGCCCTTTTCCTCTAAGATTTCCTTCAATGAATCAGACACTCCAAGACTCAACGTATATCGAGCTGGTGCATCAGGATTAAATCGGTTAGTCTCAGGGTTTTTCACGTGAGCATAGAATAGAGTCCCTTTAATCTTAAGCGTGTTTCCATTCCCAGTGCTGGTGCTTGAAGAACTAGACTGTCCCGTGGTCGTGGAGCTCGTTCCTTTCGTGTTTGTCGTCTTTGCCATCTCTTTATATTCCTCTTTAAATGATAAAATCGTTCGTTGTTCTTTCCCGTTGATATTAACTCTTGAGTAGATAAGCTGTCCTGAAGATCCTTTGTCAGGCAAGAAAGGAAACTTACTAGCTAGTCCTGTGTAAGTCTCTTTATCGCTCCCCTTTATAGTCACTATTCCGTAACTCCCTGTAGGAGACTGCTTAGTCTCAACAGCAATATCTTCTATAGTAATATTAGCTATATGAGCCATTAGTCAGCTGCCCTCCTAACTTCACCCATTTGATACTGCGCTTGAATAATCACCTCTCCTTGCCCTTCTTCAATCCTATGGGTAGTATGCTCTTCGTGCTGAAGATCACTAGGCGCTTTTACAGTTAAGAAGGTTTTAGTCTCTTCAATGTCTGTAGAAAGCTCTACTAGCTCTGGATTATAGAAAGCGTGAGCATGCCCAGTCACCTCCCCATAAGCCAACACTACTCTATGCTTATCCGTAACTTTAGGTTTTAGTTCCGTTGGAATCTTATTTTTACTCATCTTTGTTATCCTCTTTAAAATTAGTTAAGTCTATTTCCATTTCTCCAGCCCAGTCATAAGTAATCCCTCTAATAACTTCTTTGTTTCTTTTTATAAACTTTATATCAGTTTCTTTAACATATTCTTTCAAAGCTGGGCAATAATAAGCTTTCATAAAATTAACTCTCTCTAAATGGTACTTTAGCAGCTTTCCCTGAAACCATACGAATCAGGACATCACCCTGCCTTACTTGCCCATCAAGCCCATATTCATGCCCATATAATCCAAAAGTACTCGCTACCGCATTATGACAAGTCATCTTCTGCGGTCTAGCATTAGGAATAATCTTAGCGTTCCCTTTAGCGTCCGTCTTTACAGGTAACAACTGTGGGTGTACAGGCAAGAAGTAAGTCTTAATAGTTCCGTCTGGCTCTGGAGTACTGTTTAGACATTTCACTCTTACAATATTCTCATCCCCATTATTTTGTTGTTTCCTTAAAAGTTGTCGTGGGTTTCCTGAAGGGTCTATATCTTCATCTAATACTTCAAAGTTAGCATCTTGAATATATCTTTCCATTCCATAGAGATCTATTAAGACTCGTCTAACCTCAGCATTAAACTCTGACTCAATTTCTTCAACAGTTAAACTTGCAGGGTTTTCTATAAGTTCCTTGTCAACAGCAATTCCGTGGATAGCATATTTCCCCCAAACCCCAGAAGGCTCCACTGAGCTCCGGTACTTAACCGCCATGCCCGCAGTATTGTGAAGTCTATTCTGTCCATCTAAATGCACCTCTAAAGGTTTCTCTGTTATAACACAGAGTTTATCTAAAGTAAAGAAATATCCACAGTGCTTTGAGATTTCCATATAGCAAGTAGGAAGTTTATGTCCTTTGCCAATATCCTCAGAGTTATAGAAATCTACCCAAGCAGCATAACCACTCCAGAAATTACCACCAAGCCAAGAACGTTTATTATCACTCACAATACTATCAATGTTCTTAGGAGCCTTCCCTTCTTTCTCATAATACTCTCTAGTTCTTTGAGCAATTAGATCAGCCCCTTCTTTAATATTTAAAGCCCAAACAAACTCTGGAGCTGGAAGACCAGCTAAAGCGTATAGCTCTGTAACAGCCTGCTCAGCTATTTTGTGATCTCCAGGAATACAATCTACAGAGATAGCTCTCCATTTAGGTAAATACACCGAGTCTAGTATCTCTTTTTGTTTCTGCGTTAACACTACGTTATCTACAATACTACTCATTTTACAAATCTCCCCAGGTTTCCCCTACCTTAATATCTATTTTAAGTGACACTTCCCAATTAACTTGGAAGTAATCATAGCATAGTTGTTTCCATTGTGTCAACACTTGCAGATCTTCTGTAGCATCCTCTACATACTCTTTTCTACAATCTAGCATAATACTATCATGAACTGTGTTAACTAGCAAGTACTTATGTCTATTATGTATTGCAATAGTTCTAAAGAAATACCCCAGCATAATCAACACAATATCCCCTGTAGCAGTCCCTTGCACTATATAGTTAACTGACTCCGTAGGACTATAGGCTTCGTAGGTTCCTCTATCCTGTAGCCATTGTGGTGCTGGATACTTCTTAAACTTATACAATCTCCCTAAGATACTTCTATAGAATCCCTTAGCGTTTACTTCTTCTTTGAGGCTTTCTTGCCAGCGAGACAACACTGGGTACTCTTCTCTTTCTCTTTCGATGAGCAACAGCACTTCTTGTTCTTGCATGCCCGTTTGCTCTGCGATTTTTTTGGCTCCTGCTCCATAAGCTCTAGCAAAACTGAATCCTTTAACTTGACTACGCTTTTTAGACCATTCAGGATTTCCTTTGCAGCTTCTAACAACTTGCTCATAGTCTTGCCCCTCTTTTAATGCTAATCGTTTACAATGAAAGTCTACACCATTTAACACGTCTTCAATATATTGAGGATCTTTTGAAAGCACCGCCTGCACAACCAACTCCACCTGAGCGTAATCTGCAGCAATCAACTTGCCCTCTTCATAGCGACTCACGAAATGCTCAGGAACTTTGCTGGGGGCTTTAGGCTGATTCTGTAGGTTAGGATTTTTACAAGAGAGTCTCCCTGTATCAGTCTGTACTCCGATGTATTGAGCATGCACTCTATTGTCATCATAGAGAAACGCTAAAGTAGAATCATAATAGGTACTAATCTGTTTTCTAAGCTCACGAGACTTTAAAATTAACTGGCAGATCTCTGCAGCTTTAGTACCTTCTCGCTTAGCAATCACAGAGAGTACTGCTTCGTTAGTACTATAGATGCCGTCCTTTTTAGTCTTCCAAGACACATGAGGATGTAATCCTAAACCATTGATTCTTTTAGTTCTTTCTTCTTTTTTATACTTAATCTGCCCCTTCTTAGCACCAGTTTTAAAAACGCCAATCTCTACTAAATACTCCTCTTTAATCTCTCCCCCAAACAACAACAAAGAAAGCTGAGTAGGGCTATCTGGATTGAAGGCTTCAGTTGTTTCCAAAATGGAATCTGTTGCAGTAGTAATCTTAGTGGTAATCTCTTTTAGTTCTTCTTCTAAAGCTTGTTTGTTTGCTAAAAGCTTTTCTCTATCCACCTGCATGCCATTAAATTCTATCTCAATGGTTGCCAGCAGTCCGTCCATTCTAGCCATGATTAAGTTCAACATCCCTTGAGTTTTAGCCTTTTTAATCTGTTCTAGGTAGATGGCTCTAGTGTCTATCACGTCATAGGTGACATCCTCTATAACTAATTCTTTAGGAATATGTCTCGTATGGGTTCCCTGCTCCCAGTAAGGCTCCATTAGTTTCTCTCTCTGCGGACACTTATAGAGATTCACTGCTGTTTCTCTTAAGGCTGGGTATTTATTCTGCTGTCCTGATAACATGTATTCTGCAAGCTGGCAATCCCAAATCCTCCCTCCTCGTTTAATAAACGCTTGAATATCCTCTAAGTGCCAAAGATAGAGAAGATCGAACGTCATGTTAAAGCCCACCAAGATATCCTCATCAATCTTAAATTCTGTAAGTTTATCTGGGTAGGTGTAGTTAGCAAAAGTTTCCTCTTTAGTTGCTAATCCCACAGCCACTATAGGATTAATAAAAGGATTCCCTTTACGTCCAGCAAACTCTTTAGTGCCTGTCTCTAAGTCAAACACTAAGAAATTATTTAGCTTTGGCATGTGTCACCCTAAGACTCTCTAATAATTCTCTAGCTCTATTACAATCATATGCCTGAATAGCAAAGTTTAAATACTCAACTAGCTTTTTATGTTCATCAACCGCAAGTTGTAATTCTTCAGGTAGATTAATATAAGCTAGCCTAATCTTATTTTCTTTACTCATCAATGTAGTTCCCAGTAGCACATAAGTATAAATTCATCCAATTCCCCGAGCATCTCCAAATGAATATAATCAAAGCCTCTATTAAATTTAAACATCCAGTCCACTCTCTGAAAAGGTCTTTTCATTATATCACCTCAAAATGGCCAGTATCATCATTATACACTAATTGATCTGTTTCTCCAACCTTTCCGCCCCAGCGATTCTTCACAACGTAAGTCTTCAAGATAGACTCAGCGTAAGGGTTTTTGGTGTTCCTTGCAAGAGCTATCACCACGTCTGGAATCTGAGCAAGAGCACCAGAGCCTCTCCCAGAATACACGCTAGGCACTGCTCCCTCATCCCATTGTTTATCTTCTTTCTTCTGTGTAATGTGACTCACAGCTAAGATAATGCAGTTGTTCTTAATGCTAAAATCCTGTAGTTTATATAAAAGCTCATCTATATCTCTCCTCTCGCCGTGTTTACTAACCCCAGAACGCCCTATAATATAACTAATATGATCTAACAAAATGATATTGTAGTGCAGTCTATTAACTAAGTAATCTAACGCATCAAACAAACCCTCAGAGGTTCTCTTGCATTCTCTCCCTAAGAAGGACATCCTATTATCTTGCTGAAACAATTGCCTCGAAGTTCTCCACTGCTCAGGAGATAATAACTCGGGGTTCTTTCTAAGCTTGCCTACAGGAAGATTGTTGTGAATGGCTATATATCTTAATGGGGTTACTTTCTCGTTCTCCTCATAGAATAAATTAGCTATTCGTAAGTCTTTGTTGTTCATGAACCAGTGATAACCTAAGTGACATAACAAAGTAGTCTTCCCCGAGCCTACCCCCGCAAAGATTAGATTAAGTGTACCAAACTCAAAGCCTCCATTAGTCACCTCGTTAACCTTCGGGAGAAACGTAATAGGAATATATTCAATTTTCTCTTCTTGAATAGCTAGAAAGTCTATCTCATCAGCCTGTAATATCCCCACAGGCTTAGCCAGCATTAAACAATCATTCAACACTTCTTCCAGTTTCCCCTGCAGGAGAGCCTCGTTGGCATCCTTAATCCACTTAGAATATACCCAACTAGTCTTACTCTTAGGTAATATCTCTAAGACTTCCTTAAGAGCTTTCTGTCCTGCCTCATCATTATCAAACCACACGACAATCTCGGCAAACTTCTTAAGCTCCTCTAAGCTAGTCGTGACGTCTTTCTTTGCTGAGCCTGCCCCTCTAAAAATACTACAAGCCTGAATCCCTTTCTCCCACAAAGACAAAGCATCAAATTCGCCTTCAGTAATCACGATCTTTTTAGAGTAATCTGTGCAAGCATGTAAACCATATAATACAGATGTTGAACTATCCCCTACCCATATAAATTTCTTTTCATCTTTGAATCTAATCTTTTCAGCTTCTCCATAAGTAAACCCATAAGCAGGTTTGTTATAGATTTCTCCAGTACTGCACCAAAGTTTATGACAAACCTCTTCACTAATCCCTCTCTCAGGAATACCTTTATATAGCCCAACAAACTCTGAATCATCTTTAGATATCCAGTCAGCATGATTAAAATTTCCAAGAATTGTTGGGATATTATCCTCAAAACTAGCAGTTTCTTTATTCTCAAAAAACTTAGTCACACTGCAGGCATAACAAGTAGAATGATCTTCATAAACTACTAAGTTATCCCCAGCAGAATCTTTTCCTAAAGCTCTACAGTCAGGACAAGGCTGTCTAGCTATTATTTTATTGTTTACAAGACTCATCAAGAATCTCCCTAACTAAAATCCAATGATCTACTAAATGAACAGGCATAATCATACCTTTACAATTATTTAAAACTAACATATAAGCTGCTCGTAAAGGCCTCTCTACGCTATTCATGTTCTATATCCACCTTATCATCGCAGCCAGGACTTACTTGAGCAGCCACTTTCAAAGCCTTAATCAGTCTGTCTTTAGGTTTCATCTCCATATCCTCTGTAGTTAATAAAGACCCCCAAGCTAATTGACCACCGCAGCCTGTAGCATAAGGGAGATTACATTGATCCACAGAGATAATCCCTATACCGTGAGGCTTAGAGTCTTGAATCTGAATAGCCCATAAAGTTCCACTAATAGCAATCACTATTTCAGTTTCTAACTCTTCAGGTATTCTTAATATCTTCTGTCCATCCGTGAAGCCTTTCTCTATCAGTAATCCTCTAATAGCTCGCTGTAGATGGTGGAACATATAAGTATCTATATCAGTATCTACTTGTGGAATGTGTAGTACTCTAGTGATTAAGTTTAACACATAACAATCACCAGTGCCAGCTAAAATAACACCATCTCGTTTAATTACTTTAGCAAAAGGCATTACTTGAGCTTGAGACATATCCCAAGAGGCTCTACGATCTCCAGCCACGTAGATCTTTCCTTTATGTTTAATCGCTGCTATACAAGTCATTGTTTAGGTCTCTTCTTGTTTTGTTGTTCTTCAAGCATAGTATTTACTTCATTGTTACTAATAGATAAACACGTGAGACATAAACATTCATTGTTTACGAAAGCGTCCTCAGAGTTAACTAATAGTTCATTATCACTTAAAGAATTATTACAGCTATGGCATCTCATTCTTTTTCTAGCTCCTCTACTATTACCCAGTACATCGTAGATGCTATCATTCTTAAAGGACTTTCTGAATAGAAATAATACAAATAACAATCTTCTGGAGCATACATCCAGATCTGGTCAGTAAATTTTCTTTTAATAGGGAGCATAACTATTCAGTCCTTTCTAAAATCTTTTGAAGTTCTTGACTAATCACGTCAGTAGCAGTGACTATCCATTTCATATTATCAGGAGCTTGGATATTAAAATCAACCTCCCACTGAGTTTTATCTAATCTTTCAATTACTCTTCTGCATTTCTCTATAGCCACAGCATTACTCACATATTGGCCTAATAGATTGATTATATTAGGTCTAGCTGCCTCACTCCATTTAACTTCGTAGAATCCATCTATCTTTATCATGCTTAACACAAAAGAAGTATGGGGAGTTTTATAATTCATTCTTCTATCTCCTGCTGTAGTTTTCTAATACGAGTTAAAAGCTTCCCTGAAGAAACACATAGAGGTTTAAAAAGCTTTCTTATCTGTTTATCTTTCTCATCTTTTAAAATATAATGAAGCCTATTAAGGCTAAACTCTATTAAAAGTAAATCGTCTTCAGTTAATATAATTTCTACATACTTAACTTCTTTAGTTTTCTTCATTGTTAATATCTCTTTGTAATTCTACAAGTCTATCCTTCTCTTTCATTTGTTTGTAAAGCTTTACTTTAAAGTTAGGCTTTACTTTCTTGTTATTAATTTTACTACGACAAGAACTAATTTGTCTAGCTAAAATATTCTTAGTTTCTTTCATTGTATTTCCTCTCCTCTATTAAGTTAATTCTTTCATTCTCTGTAAAGCTCTTTCTCTTTTGTTAGCTAAGGTTTGATAATCACAATTAAACTGTTTAGTTAATTCTTTCATTGTCTTATCAGCAATATAATAACTATAAAGGAGGTGCTTGTCAGATTCTTTAAGACTATTTAAAGCTTTCTCAATAAATTCTTTAGTTTCAATCATTAAGTATTCAGTATCTACATGTTCTATCTCTAATTCTATACTATCAATACTTACGTGTATTCCTTCTCTAGTCCCTTGATGCATAGGGAGGAGCTTAGTAATATAATCTAAACAAGCCCAACGAATAAGTTTGTAGTGATAATTCTCTTTAGAAACCCCTAAATCTTCATTATAAGCGTCTTTCTTTAACCACAGTACTATCCTAGCCTCTTGGTAGAAGTCTTCTCTATAAAGCTCCTTGAAGCTTTTAGACATATTCTTAATAACACTATTAACTATTCTCTTTAGTTCTTTGTCATTCATTGTTATTCTAACTCCTCTAATACTTGGATGCCTAACCAACTAAAGAATCTATAGTATCTAGTTCTATTAGATAAATCAGTGGTCTTAAGTCCTTTAGCGTATAATATATGAGGAAGCCAGTAGAACTTCCCAATGCTAATAGACAATAAAGGCTCATCTCTTAGTTTTAAGCTCATTAATCATCCCCCTTATCTAATTCTTTGTCTTCATCTATATCAGCTCTACAAGGGGAACAATAAGACCCTTCATAACGAGCTAATGGACACCCACAGCTATAACATTCTCTAAAGATTAAGTCATTGTCATTCATTGTTTAATACTCCCATTAAGAAATTCTTTGAATAACTCTTCTTTAAGCATATCATATTGAATTTCCTTATAGCGAGTCATTTCTTTAAAACAATCCACACAAAGACCATTAATTTGATTATGAGCTAACGCTTGTTCACACACCCTACAGTTACTATAAAACACTGGCTTTACTTTCATGGTTATTACTCCTCTTGGTTATCATCATCTAAAGCTTCTATAATACAACCCCCAGCAATTAAAGCTACTACTATAACGATAGCACTCACAGCTATTAATAGGTTTATCATTTCTATTATCTCCTTGGCATAATTATTGCAATTACTTCAATATTATCATTAATCTTTTTCTCTAATCTAATCCCCCCAGTTTTATTTAATCCTGTAATATCAATTCCTATACTCACTTTAAAAGCTTTTCCTAAACTACTCAAACTATCAGCAACTACTGAAAGGTACTCCCCATCAATACTAATCATTTCAGTAGTAGAATAAGTATGATAGTTAATAATTCTATCTAAATCAAAATATTTTAAATGATCTCTATTTACTTGTTCTAATAAAGATAGAGTTTTAACTTTTAAAGCTTTCTTTATAGAAGCAGTGGAAATTAATTGAGGAAAACTAACATCCTCACAGTCTTTTAAAGTAATTCGTATAAGATAGTGTCCATTACTTGCCTCAATTACTTGATCTTTATTCTCTCTAGTAAATACATGTACATATTTTAAATATTCTCTACGATCTTTTTTAGCTACTGCCCCACTAACACATTTAAGTATTGCTAGTTTTTCTATATCAGTTAATACTTTCATTGGTATTACTCCTCTGTTAGGTTAATAAATAGTTAATTAATTAGTTACAATCCCTATGACACCATACCTCTCCAGTTCTACTATAAATCTTTTCTGGTAACTCTTCAGCATGATTTAAATTATCTTCTGTCTTAAGATCACAAAACTTTCTACCACAACCCTCACAATATAACTGACAATCATATTCATGCTCTTTAAAGTGTTCTTTAGCAAATTTATCTATCTCTTCTCTACTCATGTTCCTAATGTGTTTCTTTGCAGGGATCTTGTCCTTGTGATGATCTAAGTTAATTCTTTCTAACTGTCTTGTCTTTGAGTTATACTGATAAGCTCTCATGACACATTAGACTCCTCTATAAATTTTGTTGTTTCTTTCAGTATAGCTCTAGTTTGTAGTCTGTCAAGTAAATTTAGATAAATATTTTTTCTAAGAGTCTAATCAATTAATTAAAGCTAGACTTCCGTGTCCTCCTAAGAGCTTTTAAGCTATTTCTTCCTCAGTTTCTTTTGTATCAGTTAATAGAGCTATATACTTAGATGCTTCCCATTCTGTGTTAAACTCCTTGATTCTTATACAATGTTCTAGTGGATCTACAATCTCTAGCACTTCGTAGTATCTAGTGAATGGATTAAATCTGTAAATATATCTACAATAACCAACATAGTTCTTTAATTTAACGGTACGCATAATATTATCCTCTAAGTAAGTTTAGCTTCCTTGCTCGGTGTAGATCTTATTGTTGTTAGTTTAATTAGTCACTCTTTAATAAAACAGGAGCCTATATAGATAGTATAAGCAGTAAAATGAGAGTGTGGTTTAAAACTCTCTCTAACTATAACAGTCATACAGCTCTTTATCTGTAGCTCTAAAGATAAGTTTCTCATAATCATAAATCCTTAGTTATTAAAGAGTGACTAATTAAACTAGTAGGGGGTAATATAGGTTTACTGAGTGAAACCCAAGTAATACAGTTATACGTTATTATCTCTTTAGCTAATCTTAGCTTTAAGTTTCTCATAATCTCTTAATGACTCCTTAAGAATAGTGTGGTATAATATAGGCTTCTAGTGATAAGCTTTTTCTAATCCATTGGAAGCACTATAAGGATATTATAAACGAGTTTATGTGGTATTGTCTAGTTAATCTTATAGTTAATTAGATGAGATATACAGGCGGTTCACCGTTGCCTACTCTTAGGAATCCTTACATAGCCAAGTGGCTAGAGAGTCTAAGAGAAACAAATACGGTACTCGATAAACACTAGAAAGGAGGACTACAGGACTTTGTAGTCAAGCACGGAGATGGCCAGCTGAGTGTTATAACTAAAAGAGGCAGTCTCTTCAAAGTTTATACCACTATGCAATGGATTCTCTTTGCCTAAAAGAACTTATCCTTTAAGCTTAACTTAATAGTTTACTTATAATTGTTTATATAGTACTTGCTCTTTATTTAATTTTATGTTAATCTACTTAGAAGTTATTAATGAGGATGTTTTAGTATGACTACTGTATCTCTTAGGTCTATAAGGAAAGCTAAGAAACGATTAAGAAAACAACGAAAGAAACAAAAAGCTTTAGATGCTCTGAGAACTACTGATGTTACTAAGTGGTTAGATGCTAAAGTGAAGATTCAAAAGGGCTTGTATTACAAAAATAAGAATAACTCTGAGAAGGCTTAATTAATGACTTCTAGATACTACAAATGTAACAACGTCTTCTGTAAACACTACAACTCCATAGTGCTTTATGCAGACCAAGACAACCAACCCAACCCACCCACCTGCACTATCTGCAATGAGATACACGAGGCCTTAGATGACCAAGAAGTTCTCCCTAAAACACTGCAAAGCAAAGACTGAATACACCAAGAGCTTCTACATGGTTATTTCAGAGGATGGACAAGCTATGGGTAACCCTATTACTAAGCTCTCTGAAGCTGCAGCGATTATCACTTGGCTTAACTCAGTAGGTATTGATGAGTATATTGACCCTGAAACCCTCCAATTTAAACAGGACTTATATTAATGACTAAAGCAAATAACAAGAACAAAGCTTTAATTAAAGAGATATTATTGGAAGACTTAAGCGTTCTTGCAGAATATATTAAGACTAATGAAGTTAATAGTTATTTCCTTATTGTTAATAGCACACCAACTGAATACTTTATAGCTGACAATTACTTAAATAGTCCTAGTACTTTAATAGCTAACTTAGAGCTCACTCTATTAGAACTTAAACTTCGCTTTGCGTTAGCTGCCCTTAACGATAGACTAAGTAATGATGAACGACAATCAGACAAACATTTACCAGATATTACAGATATATTAAAGAACTTTAACGATCCAACTAACAAAGGCAATGGAACATTACAATGAGTTTAGACTTAATCGTGTTAATAGTTATGGGTTTGATAGGCTTCGAGTTAGGCTATCTAGCTATGGAGTTAATCCTAAAGCATTTAGACAAGAAGGACAATGATAGGAAGGGATAACTAATAGGGATAGTAAGGGTTAGTATCGCGTTGATTGTAGATAAACCTTGGAGCTTATAAGGGTATTATAAAAGTCATGACTAGTGTAGAAGAGAAGATAGTATTGAAGGGTTACCATAAGCTTACTGGTTATAGCATTATGTTGTACTCTCCTAGCTTACTACCTGGTGTTATATCGATGACTGTACCATTCACCTGTGCTAAGTTCAATCACTCAGTATATCTTAAGCTTAACTAACAAGACTGATTAGATCTTAATAGATATGCCTATAATGATGGGGTCTCGCTCCACCCTGTTGATTATTCTATATAATTCCCACTCTCTCATCACTTTAATTATCTTATTAATCAATCTGTTAAGTTTAAATCAATGACTTATATCTTAAGAGATTCTCTAGTATATTATTTACTCTATAAACATAATACTGTTTAGGTACAATCTGAAAGGGGATAAGTATTAACTAAGTAGTTGATATTACAATGGAATATTACAGAGAAAAACAGATTTCCTTCATTAATGATTTTAGAAAAAAAATTTTATTAGTTAACCCCCGGCAGGGAAAGAGATTCCTTTGAGAGTTTATAATTATGGATACCTTAAGCCCACACAGAGGGCAACTAACAAATATCCCTTTAAGTACCTAATTTTTTAGAAAAAAACTAACAGAATAACTAACCTTAATAAAGTCTTAAATACACATCTAAAGAGAAATAAGAGGAAATAAGAGTATGAGCTTAAAGATTAATGACTACATGTGTGACAACACAGACTGTCAAATAAGAGGGTCTGTCTGGGAGGTATTGGCTAAAGAGGATGAAACTATCCAATGTCCACATTGCAAAGCAAGCCTAAAACGATTGATTGGTAACCCCGCAGGTAGGGTAGTGGGCACAGACAATCCATGCTCTAAACGTTAAATTTGAGGCCTTATAGGGCATTTTTAGAGAGGGGCTAAGATGAAGTGTTATTATTGTCGTAATAAGATTCCCGGAAGACCTTGGACAATCAATTATAAGAACATTAGGTTTATAGCTTGTAGGATATGCCAGTTTGCCTATAGATAAGAATAGATTTAGTTATTTAAATTATCACTGCTCTTGTATCCCCGCTAACTTCTCTATTCAATACCCGCTAGAGAACTACTACTCAGTTCCTCTACGCTGTATGACGTGTATGCAAGTAGTTGAAGTTAAAACAGAAGACGTAGTAGCTAAAAATACTTTAAAAAAACTAGAAGCTTATCATAACTTAAAGGTAGATAAGAGAATATTCAAGAACTTAGAGCTTCCAGATCCTTATAATGATGATTTTGGGTGGTAATTTCGGCATAGCCTACTGGATTTACAAGGACAATTCGAATCAGTACTACTAAATAACTTAGTAGTTACTCCCAGAAGTGTCAACTGGGTGTCAATATTAAGTTAAAATAAATAGTTTTTCTTAAGGATATTTTAAGAATACTATGGTATAATATATAGGATGTAAGGCTTTTCATGCTGAGAAGGACGGAACAAAAATCTCCCACCGTCTCTGAGATCAAATTGAAGAGCCTTTCTTATTCTAGAAATAGTCTAGTGCAATGCTAGGCTTGGTTGCTTGACCAGTAAGGACTTTACGCATTATTCCTACAATAAAGCAAAGTCCTTATCTTTTTAATTCCCTCGGTGGTAGAGATGATAACTAAACAAGAATTTTATAATAAAGCTTGCCATAGTCTTAGAACTTATGGTAATCAATATGGCTCCTATGAGTCTCGAGGATGGGGCTGGTGTAATCCCGATGATCCTTCTCAACGCTGTGCTATCGCCCAGTTTGTTGCAGGTAATACCGAATGGGAAATCCATAACAATCTGATTAAGTTAGTAGTAGATGCTGCAGGATTTAATCCTTTAGTTAAAGATATTACCCACCTCTTTGATTTTGCTCCTACTGCTTGCAATAATAAAGAAATGCTGGAGACTGAATTAAAGGCTCTTGCAGAGAAACACAAACTAAGCTATAATGCTCCTATTACAAGTAAATCTGAAGAGATACACCAATCAGAAACTGTAGAAGTTTAAAAGAACACCGTTACGCCGCTTAATGCAGGTCGGAACTTACCGGCCTCCTAAGTAGCCGGCACGGTATAAATACTTAGGTGAAAGAGCTCTCTCTGTCCCACCCGGGGTCTATCACCTTAGAGAGTACGCGAGAGTCTTGAACACGCCTCGGGAAACCGAACTGTCTCACGACAAGGCTCTTGAGGTTGCGCTGTACAGCCTAGGCTTAAAAACCATACAGCATTTATTCTAAATTTTGCTAGGGTTGATATCTCACAGTTGCCCCTAGCGATTAGCCCTAGCTGCTCTTATCTGCTGGATTGTACCAGTGATACTCAGCAGGGCTTGGGAGCCGCCAGTCCCCAGATAACCTAAGATGCCCGTACAACGTCAACTGGCCTAAATTCTTAAGAAGCCTCCTAAATGTATTGGAAAGTTACTGAATACACGAATTCTAAAGGCATTCGGAAGGCCGTCTATAACTATTTTGATTTTATCGAAACTATTCCTAAGCGAAATCCCTATTTTGATGGGGAAGAAGTAGTCTATCCGCAAGCCTATCAGCTAGTCATCAAGGCTGTTATTATTCAAGTAGATGAAAATATTCTCGATAAACTTCCAAAAAAAGAACAATAAGACCCCTCACTATGCCTTTTTCTAACGATAGTACCCTTGTAGTTGAGTATATTGATGGGATTGTCTGGAAATTAACTAAAAAAGTGTCTTATTTCATAGATGAGAACACGGTAGTAATGATTCCAGAAGGATTTATGACCGATTTTGCAAGTATTCCTCAAGTTTTATGGAATATTTGGCCTCCGACAGGGGGAATGTATGGAAAGGCTGCTTTAGTTCATGATTATCTTTATCGAACTGCGCAGGTTTTGGACGTTAAAACTAACACAAAGCAGAATATTACTCGCTCTTTCGCTGATTCTGTGTTCTTGCAAGCTATGAAAGAGCTTAACATTCCTTGGTATACTCGCTATTCTCTCTATTCTGGTGTCAGATTTGGGGGTTGGCAGACTTGGAATAATTGGAGATCAAAAAAATGACTATTGCAGCACTCCTTGTTGCTCTTGGTAATATTAATGTGGTAAATCTTTTAGGTTTCTTTGGTGCTGGCGCTGCAGGCGCAGTAGCTGCTGATAAGATTAAATCGAAAATAGCTGCTAAAGATGCCCCTAAAGATCCAGAGGTTAAATAACTATGTTGTCAGTATTAATTATTGCAGGCTTAGCAGGTTACTTTGCAGGCCACGTTGCAGCGAAGAAAAAAGAAGATAAATAGCTGTGTTCGATTATATTGTTAATAATCTTTTAGCGGCTCTTGGAAAGAAGCTCAGCGAAAAGTATCCAGAGAAATCTCAGGAAGATATTCAAGCCATTTTAGATGCTGCTAAGCCTGTTATTGAAGAAGTAATCAAGGCAGGCGTCTTAAAGGCTAATGCTGCTGTTTCTGGAGAAGAAGCTAAAAGCATTTATAAGTTTGTATCCTATGCACGGGCTGCTTTAGTGTGGGTCTGTGTGTTTGTATTTGCTTGGGAATATGTCTTAGTACCTATCCTAGCAGTAATAGTAGGAGCTTTTGGTGGCCACTTACCACCCCTCCCCGATGTACATATAACAGAGATTACTTATCTTCTGTGTGCATTACTTGGGGTTGATTGGGCGCATATTGTAACAAAACCCAAAAAGAAATAACGAATATGGATTTTGGCAGATTCTTTGACATTTTCCTTTATGTTCTGCTTCCAGGAATTATCAGCGTGAGTGGTTACTTAATAAAAAACCTTATGAATAGAATACAAGACTTAGAATCACAGCTTTTAACTAAAATGTCTGAAGATCGGGTTAGATTGTTATTACAAGATAAAATCGAACCTATTAAGGAAGACTTAAAAGATATTAAAGATACTGTTAATAAATTATACGAATTGCAAATTAAGAGAAACGATCATGGCGAAAGATAATGGGATGAACCCAAGAAAACAACGCAGAGAAGAGCCAGCAGGTAACATTCCTGTAAAGAAATAACATGCCTAGAAGACGCAAAGTAGATCCTACTTACAAAGAATATGACCCTAACTGGCACCCTCAAGACTTAATAACGAGGATGTCTCAAGGTCAATTCAATTGCGAAATCTTCAGTGCTTGGCATATCTCAGAAGCTACTTTCTATAGATGGCGTAATGAGCATCCCGAGCTAGAAGAGGCTTATCAGCAAGGTTTACCAGCCTGCGAAGCTTGGTGGATTAATAATAAGTTTAAGCCTATGGTGGATGGGAAGTTAGAGGGAAGACATAGTTTTAATGCGACTATGGCGTTGGCTAACGCTAAGTTTAAGTATCGCCATAATGAGACGCAACAGGGTAACTCCACTACCAATAATATCACTGTAAACGTGCTATCGCAAAAGACCCAGCACGAGCTAGAAGAAAAGATTAGAGAAAACTTAAAGTTCCTTTCTCAAAATAATATCATCGAAGTTGATTATAAAGTTTTAAACTCTCCTGATGAATCCGAATCTAACCAATAAATCCTACAAAGAACTACTTGCTCTCGCTGAGTATACGGAAGCTTTGAAGGAAAAGTTTAGATATAATAAGCTCCAGTTTATCTACCCAGAGCATGGAAAGTACTCTAGAAAAGCTTACTACAAAGCGATGGAGTTCTACGAAGCTGGTAAACTACATAGATTTAGAATGATTGGGGGAGCTAACGGGTCTGGTAAATCCTTTACAGTTGCTTGTGAGCTTGTTTATCATATTACAGGCGATTATCCTGCTTGGTGGAAAGGAAGAGTACAAGAAGCTCCTAAGCACTGGTGGATTGTCTCTGAATCTGGAGACACCTTTAAATCAACCCTTCAACGCCTTCTCTTAGGGGATACCCTTAATGATGAAGATATAGGTACTGGTTTAATCCCTAAAGATCGTATTGTTAAATATACTGGCTGGCCTTCGATATCTGGAGCAGTACGATCTATAGAGGTTAGACACAAGAAAGGGCATATTGTTACTATTGAAGTTAAGTCCTCTGACCAAGCCCGTGAAAATCTTCAGGGCGCTAACTTAGATGGTGTTCTCTTCGATGAAGAGCCTCCAATGGATATCTACACAGAGTGCGTATTTCGTCTTCGTGGTAATCCTTCTAAGCCCCCCGGCATTTCTTTATTGGCTTTTACTCCCCTTAAAGGGCTAACTGAAGTAGTATTAAATTATCTTGATAATGGCCAGTATCCTGATCGTGGTGTTCACCCTAAAGATCCTGACAAGTATGTGGTTAGGATTGAGATGGATGAAGTCCCCCACCTTACAGAAGAAGACAAAAGAGCTTATCTCGCTAACTGCTCTCCTAACGAAATTGAAGCGCGTACTAAAGGTTATCCAGCGCTAGGGTCAGGAAAGATATATCCCTATCCAGAATCTCAAGTCTTTGTTAAACCCTTTCCTATTCCAGAATATTGGCCTAGAGCATACGCTTTAGACTTTGGACACCATGTGACTTGTGCTTTATGGGGAGCTAAAGATCCTCATACAAATACTATTTACATCTATGCTGAGTACTACGCTAAGTCTCACCAGACTGCTCAAGTACATGCTTTAAATATTAAACAACGGGGTGCTTGGATTGCTGGGATATGTGACCCTTCTGGTGGGGGTAGACAGAATGATGGAAGACTTCTTCAGGACTTATTTGTGGCTGAAGGGTTAGACCTAACTCCAGGCGAGAATAGCGTTCTAGTTGGGATTACTCGTAACTGTAATATGTTCGAGAATGGATCCTTAAAGATCTTTGATAACCTAGAAAATACTAAGAAAGAGTATAGAGTTTATAGGTTTGATACTAAAGATCCAAACGTCCCAGCACGTAATCAAGATGACCACGCTATGGACGCTCTAAAGTACTTAACCTCTATGTTTGATTATGTGGCTAAGTCTGATATTGACGAATTTACTCCTTCTCTGCCCCCAAAAAGGCGGAAATATGATAGTACAACAGGTTACTAATGGCTGCACTAGATAAGCTTCTAAAGTATTTAACTTCTCGTAATATTGCAGAATCTCTAGATGATGAGAAGCTGAAAGATATTGCAGAGCAAGTTATTAAAGGTTATGAGATAGATGAAGAATCTAGAGCGGACTGGCTTGAGATTAATAAAGAAGCTATGGAGCTCATTAAGCATTGTGAAAAAGGCTCCGCAGACGACAGAGACGGGCTCTACGAAGGACAAGCCAAGCTTATTTTCCCTCTTCTTGCTCCTGCTACTATTCAGCTTGCCTCTAGGCTCATTACTCATATTGTACGTAATGACAAAGCGGTCGAGTTCAAAGTCTTGGGTAAAGACTATCCTATGCAGGATCCTCAAACAGGGGAACCTATACCAGGCTTGTATGTCAAAGCTGAAAAGGCTAGGAAAGTCTCGGAATACATGAATTATGAGTTACTTATTGAGTCAGATACATGGCTTAAAGATACTCATAAATTAATGCACATAGTTGCTGGCTGGGGTATTGGCTTTAAACAGGTTTACTATGATTACATCTCAGAGAAGAATATCTCTGACGTTATCTCCCCAGAGAATGTAGTTATCAACCATAAAGTTTCTTGCTTAGAAAAAGCCCCTAGAGTCACGGTTAAGCATTACCTAACAAAGAATGAGATTATCGAGTTTATTAGGGCTGGTTATTTCTTAGATTTAGACCTAGAACAGCTTGCAGAAGATAAATACTCAAATGAGATGAATGATTCTAGGGAAGAGCAGCCGGTACATGAATTCTTATGTCAGACCTGCTATTTAGATCTAGATGATGACGATTACTTAGAACCTTATAAAGTCTACGTCCATAAGCAATCAGAACAAGTCTTCTGTATTGTTCCTGCCTTTGAATATGAAGATATTAAAATGGACTCCAAGGGAAAAGTCTTAAGAATCTCCAGACGTCTTGACATTGTGGATTTTCATGCTATTGATGATCCAGAAGGTGGATATTATAGTATTGGTCTAAACTACCTACTGTTACATCCTAATAAAGCTTTAACAGCTATTCAACGTCAACTTATTGATGCTGGTACTCTATCTAATGCTGCAGCCGTTTCAGGCTTTGTAACGAAAGCATTTAAGACTAAAGAGCGTTCTATTAGAGTCTCTTTAGGTGAGTTTCAAGTCCTAGACTGTAATCCTACAGTAGACCCGAGTAAACAGATTATTCCTATGCCTATGAGGGAGCCTTCTCAGACTCTCTTAAACATGTTCCAGATCTTAATAGATGTCTCCAAGAACCAAGGCTTTATTAATGACATTTTAACTGGCGATGTGGAGATGCAGAACGTCCCAGCTACCACAACCCTAGCTATGACGGAACAGGCTACACGTGCATTTAAGCCTATTATTCAAAAGCTTTATATCTCTTTAAAGAAAGAGTTTAAGTTATTGTTTCACTTACACGCTAAGCATCTCGTAAAAGAGCGATACGTAAACTTCCAAGATGACGAGATAACAGTTAACCAAGACGACTTTGATGAGGAGTCCTTAGATATCTGCCCAGTAGCAGACCCTACTATGAGCTCAGAAGCGGTTAAGTTTGGTAGAGCAAGGGCCTTAGTAGAGGGGTTACAAGTCTTTGGTAGTGTAACAAACTTACAACAAGCAGCCCTGACTTACTATACGGATATGGGCTTTAATGACCCACAAAGCTTAGTACAACAACAGCAACAGCAACCAGATCCCAAGGCTATGGAAGTTCAGCTTAAGGCTCAGATTGCTCAACAGGAAGCTCAATTTAAACAAGCACAGCTCCAGCTACAGGCTCAGAATCAACAAGCACAGAATCAAATTAAAATGCTTCAGATGCAACTTAAAGCAGGTCAACAGCAAGTTAAAGGTGCTGACTCTGCGGTCAAGAGAGCAAAAACAATATCGGATGCTCAGAACTCACAAAAGCAAGTGGCTATCCAAGCACAACAAGTTGCTAATGACTCTGAACGTGTAGATATTGAAAGACAAAAATTAGCAATAGAACAAGATAAAGTAGACGTAGCTAGAATAGCTGCAAATAACAAACCTAAAGGTAACTCAGCATGATGGATAAAACCACTTGGCGTTTATCAGAATCAACACATGAGTTTATTAAAGCAGTTAAAGAAAAACAAAGGGAAATCAAGGACGACCTCTGCATCGGTAGTTTAGTAGTACAGCCTAATGAAACTATCGTAAAAGAGTATGTTTTTAACATGGGGATCTTAGAGGGCTTAAAGTTTTTAGAAGAGTATATAGCATTGGAGAATGACGATGATCGAACCGTTTCTGGGGAGAATGTTAGTTGAAGTAATTAGGGAAGACGGGGACGAATATTTAAAGCAAAAGATAGCTGCTGAGAAGGATGGCAAAGTATCTAAAGAGTTTCTGGAGAAGTTCCAGTTTGTGTTTGGGGAAGATTCTGTAGACCCTCAAACAGGTGAAAAAAAGTTTAAACGTAGTACTGCTAAGCCAGGGATCACTAAAGGGCGTATTGTTAAAATGGCACCGGATTGCTTTGGTGAAGCCTTTCAGTCTCGCTTTGGTAAAGACAGAGATTATCCCTCTGTAGGAGATATTGTAATATTTACTCCTAACAAGTCTTATCAAGTAGACGCTGAGAATAAGTTTCACATAGTAGATGACTGCGAACTAGTAGGTTTTATTAAAGAGGATAAGAAAGTATGAGCACAGAACACGAAGATAACATGAATTTAGAGCAAGATCAAGAAGATCTTACTACGGATAGCTTGGAACAGGAAGCTCCTCACGGAGAAATAGAACAAGAAACTCCTGATATAGCTGCAGAAGCTAAAGCAACTGGCCACCTAAGCAAAGAAGAATGGGTAGCTAAGGGTGGAGATCCAGCTAAATATAAGACTGAAAAAGAGTTTGTCTTAACTGGAGAACTAATAGAGCTTAAAAAGGCTCTACATAAACGTGATAGTGATATAGAGGAACTGGTTAAATACCATAGGAATGTAGTTGAGTCTCAGAAGCAAAGCTTTAGACAGCAGCTTGAGGCTAGACTTAATCTGGCTAAGGAAGAAGGTGATATTAACCAAGTTGAGAACCTCTCTAGACAGAAATATCAACTAGACCAACAAGAACAACTAGAAAGAGCAAAACAAGAACAGCAGGCCATACAACAAGCAGCCCAATGGTTTGTAGCTCGTAATCAGACATGGTTTAATGATACTTGTCCAGACCTCAAAGCCCGCACTGCTGAAGTAGAACAAGAACTGAGAGATTATGGGGACTATTCTTCTTATACGCAATTAGCTAGAGCCTTAGAAGATAGAATGCGTGCTGAGATCGCAACTAAGCCAGAATACGCACAGTATGTACACCTACTAAGTACTCACTCAGCACCTCGTCCAGCAGTCTCTGCTAGTCGATCTGGTGCCAACTCCTCTGCTAGAGCAGGATCCTCTGAGGATGGGTTAGTTAACAAGCTTAGTCGTGCACAACAGCTTGAGTATAAAACTTTGGCTAAGATGCACGAAAGAACTGGGATTAAATACTCAGTAAAAGATTATATAGAACAAACTAAAGATGATGGGGAAGTATAATGACTAAAGATTACAAAAATAGTGACTATAAAAAAAGTTTTAAGCCTGTCTTAAAAGTAAACCGTATATTACAAATGCAAAGAGAAAATCCTAATATGGTATATGCTGGCGTGCGTATAGATGATCGCTTCGACCCAGATGGTACAGTATTAGAAGAGTATCTGAATAACAATTGGCAATTTGTAGTAGATGAACAGGCAATTGAGAATGACTATGACAATAACACTTCCAAAAGTCGTGAAGAAAGTTATAAACCAGTCCCTGTAACTCGTAAGGGTCGCGGTGGTGCTGAATTTGTCTATCTCTGCAAAACAAAAGAACAGTTCCATGAAGATGAGAAAGCACGTGTAGCTAGAGATCAAGCTCGCTTCTACGATTCCTCAGACGGTAGAACTGTAAAACGCTCGGGCAATAATGTTTCTATTACTGATTCCGAGGTAAATGAAAAAAATGCTAAATCAAACGATTAGGTAAATTATGGCTAACGTAACTAAAAAAGGTGGCCTAAGACTTAAAAATGCAATGGTAGATCAGCCTTTAGTTGTGCATGTGCACGCTTCAGATGATTCTGTTCGTTTAGGCATTGGTGATCCTGTAAAGCTTGCTGGTACTTCAGCTCAAATCGGTAATGGTCCGTACTCTTCGACTGTTGCTCTTTGTGCTTCTGGCGATGCTATTTATGGGGTGGTTCAAGGTGTTCTAAAACATCATGTAACCTCTGGGATGAACTTAGATGTTCGTCACTGCCCAGCGTCTACTGCAATGTACGTCTTAGTACGCCCTGCAAATCCTTTAGATGTCTATGCAATCTCTGACGATGGTACTCTTGCAGTAACTTCTGTTGGTATGTGTGCAGATATTACAGGTAATGGTGGTGGTACAACGGTAACTGAATGTGATACTGTTACTGGTTTGTCCACTGTATTATTAGATACATCAACGGCTGCTGCTGGTGCTGCTACTCTCAGAATCATTGGTTTTGAAGATGTTGCAGATAACACTCCAGGATCAGCAAATGCTAGTATTCTCGTTAACATTAACGAATGCTACAACTCTACTGGTGTAAACGGTGTATAATTTAGGGGTAATTAAATATGGCTAATTCAGGTCGTATAACCACTGGCTCAATGCCCCGACTACTCCAGTTAGGCGTTGACAAACAAATTGACCACTTCATGCGCGAATACAAAGGTATTGGCGAAGAAATCTTTAAAGTCGTAAAGGCTGAAAAAGGCTTCTATGAAGCTGTTCAATTAGCAGGTATGGGTCTCGCATCTGTCAAAGGTGAAGGCGCTCCTGTACAAATGGATTCTATAGATCAAGACTGGGTTTATCGCTGGACAGTAGTGACGTATGCGAAAGCAGCACGATTCACTTTTGAATCAGTTAAAGATAACCTCTATATGGACATTTTACCAGTTCTTGCAAAACAACAAGCTAAAGCACTCAAGGCTGCAAAAGATACCCTTCAAGCGGCTGTCTTTAACGGCATTTTTGCTGCTACAGGCCCTGATGCTGTGTACTATGCTTCAGCCTCCCATCCAATTCAAGCAGGTGGTACTACTTCAAACTTAGTATCTCCAGCCTTAAGTTTATCTGAAGATGCTATTGAACAAATGAGTATCTTAGTGGATAACTTAAAGAATCCAGATGGTTTGGTTGGTGATGTTCAATCACGTGATTTAATCGTTCCAGTCGCTTTGAAATTCGAAGCTGACCGTATCGTTAATTCTAAATACCGTGTTGACTCAGCAGATAACACTATCAGTGCTATTTATAACCAAAGTATTGTCAAACGTGTTCTTCCTTGGAAACGTCTCTCCAGCAATACTGCATTCTTCTTAACGACTGATGCAGATAACGGCTTCATTGAAGCTAGACGTGCTGGTGTAGAAACCAAGTCCTTCGAAGAGCCTATGACATATGACGTTATCGTTTCTGCATATGAACGCTACATTAACTTGTTAGCTGACTTCCGTGCAGTTATCTGTAACGCAGGTGCTTAGTTAAAACTCAATTGCGACTCGTCCGAGGCTAGATGTTATAGTCTCGGCCGCATCGCGGTACGCAAGAGGTTTTATTTTTATGCCAATGAGTCATTTTAGTAACTTTCTCAATGGAGTAACTGTTAGGGGTGTTCCTATTCAGCAGCTCTTTCCTGGGAAAGTATTTTATGTTAACAACAACTCCTCAGTGCCTTTTGTAGGTGGGATTGTAGGGTCTGATAACTCTGTTAAGGGGGACTTAAAAGCTCCTTTCGCAAGCTTAGACTTTGCAGTAGGTAAGTGTGTGGCTGGTCGTGGTGATATTATCATCGTAGGCCCAGGACATGCTGAAACTATCTCCTCTGCAACTGCTCTTAACTTAGATGTTGCTGGGGTCTGTATTCTTGGACAAGGTCATGGTAACTCTAGACCAACCTTCACCCTTGATACTGCTGCCTCCGCAACTATCCCAGTGAGTGCAGACAACATTGCTATTAAGAACTGTATTTTCTCAGCTAACTTTGCTGATATTACAGCTCTCTTCAGTGTAGCTGCTGCTAAGAATTTCTGTGTAGAAGATTGCTATATCAAAGCAACTGCTACAAACATGAACTTCTTAAACGTAGTAGACACTAATGCAACGTCAAACGCTGCTGATGGGTTATCCTTAATTAACAATGTCTGGATTGAACCTGACGCTGCTACCCTATCCTTGATTAACATGGACGGTACTAACGATCGAGTTGTTATCCAAGACAATTATGTTAATTTGGGTGTTAACAACAACAAAGCCGCTCTTATTACTATTGCTACTGGTAAAATTGCTACCAATATCCGTATAGTAAAAAATCGTGTGTATAGGCTAAATACCGATACTGCGACTGGAGCTATTCTTCTACATACTGATGGTACTACTAATACCGGAATTGTAGCAGAAAACTTTGCACAACACGCAGACACTGCTGCAGAGCTGTTAATTACAGCCTCTTCAGGTTTGGGATGCTTTGACAACAAAGCTTCAGGTGTTGCTGGCGCTTCCGGTTATCTGCTCCCTGCAGCTGACTCGTAAGACCCGTTCTTTGAGGGAAGAAGTAAAACATCCCTCAAGAATTCTTTTATTTACTTATTAAGGCGTGAACATCTAATGGCTGATACCGTTACTTCTACCACCTTAGCTAATACTTCTAGAAAGCTAAGAATGAAATTCACTAATTTGTCCGATGGAACCGGGGAATCCGCCGTAGTAAAGGTAGACAAATCTACTTTTGTTGGGCTAAATGGTGCAGAACCAAGCTATTTTAAAATTACCAAAATTATATATGATATTGGCAATTCTATGAGGGTAGCTGTTAAAGTTAACCGTACTTCCCCTCTTACTGTGGCTGTTTTGCAAGGGTTTGGTACTCTTGATTATGGTCAGTTTGGAGGCATTCTTTGTGATGGCTCTGGGGGGACAGGAGATATTGAATTTACTACCTCTGGACATGCTTTGGGTGATGGTTACGACATTACTCTTTATTTAACGAAGATAGACTAATGGCTTCTTTAGAAAACCAATTCCCTGCAGATACCTATACTTACCTAGTACAACTTCCTGGTGGGATTTCTACATCTTTAACTAGTTTACAACTTGGGGAGGGGTCTACTCTTCCTCTTCAAGTTTCTACTACGGCTGTTAAAGTAGCTGGAGATCTGCAAGTAACGGGTAATCTTTCTGTTTCTGGTAATACTATTCCTTATCAAGTCTCAGCTAACAAGCTTATAGGTTCTACTTCAGGCTCTACAGGTGCTTTGGGGGAAATTACTGTAAGTGGTGGCTTAACATTATCTAGCGGTACTTTATCTGCTGGCCTAGATGGGGATAAAGGAGATATTACTGTAAGTGGTGGTTCTTGGACTATAGATAATGATGTTGTAACGTATGCTAAAATGCAAAACGTTTCAGCTACGGATAAGTTAATTGGGAGAAGTACGGCTGGCGCTGGCGATCCTGAAGAAATAACTTGTACGGCTGCTGGACGTGCTCTTATAGACGACGCAGACGCTTCAGCTCAACGTACTACTTTAGGATTAGGTACTATAGCTACTTTATCATCAATAAACGACTCTAATTGGTCTGGTACAGACTTAGCTTTAGCTAATGGTGGTACTG